CCGTGCAAGCGCCCGAGGCGACGGCGGCCCCGGAAAACGCAACCGAACAGCCGGCAGATCAGCAGTCAAGGACTTTCTCTCAGGAGGAGGTTGATGCTCTGATCACCAAGCGGCTCGCAAAAGAGCAGCGCAAGTGGGAAAAACGCATCGCCCAGCCGCAGCAAACTGCTGCGCCGGCAGCGCCGCCCAGTGCTGACCAGTTCGCCAGCGTCGAAGAGTATGCGCAAGCACTCGCCGAACGCAAGGCGCATGAACTGGTGCAGCAGCAAGAGGCTCGCCGGCAGCAGGAAACTACGCTGGAAGCCTATCAAGAGCGGGAAGAAGTTGCCCGGGAAAAGTACACCGATTTTGAGTCGGTGGCGCTGAACCCGAAGCTGCCGATTACCGTTGTGATGGCCGAGACGATTCGTGCCTCAGATGCAGGCCCGGACGTCGCGTACTACCTCGGGAGCAATCCCAAGGAGGCGGATCGTATTTCCAAACTGCCGGCTTTTCTGCAGGCCAAGGAGATTGGGAAGATTGAGGCCAAGGTGGCCAACGCTCCCCCGGTCAAACGCACGTCCGCAGCCCCTTCACCGATCACGCCAGTGAACTCGCGCCAAACGTCCACGCCGGCCTACGATACGACGGACCCCCGTGCCGCCAAGTCGATGTCTACCAGCGAATGGATCGCGGCCGAACGCGAGCGCCAGGTCAGGAAGTGGGAAGCACAGCATCGCAATCGCTAACTGAAAGGTTAAAAATGGCTCAGTCGCTTCTGACCATCGACATGATCACCAACAAGGCGTTGGAGATCTTGGAGAACAATCTGGTCATCACCCGCAACGTCAACCGTCAGTACGACGACTCGTTCGCCGTCGAGGGCGCCAAGATCGGCGACACGCTGCGCATCCGCCTGCCGGATCGCGCGCTGGTCACCGATGGCGCCGCCCTGCAAGTCCAAGAGGTCAATCAGCAGTTCACCACGCTGACCATTGCATCGCAAAAGCACATCGGCGTGAACTTCACGTCGGCCGAGCTGGCGCTGTCGATGGACGACTTCGCTGACCGCGTGCTCAAGCCCCGCGTTTCGCAACTGGCCGCCAGCATCGACGCTGACGTTGCCAACGCCTACAAGGACATCTTCCAGTCCGTGGGCACCCCCGGCACCGTGCCGGCCACCTCGCTGGTGCTGCTGCAAGCGCAGCAGAAGCTCAACGAGGCCGCTGCCGTCATGTCGCCGCGTTACGCCACCGTCAACCCGGCGGCCAACGCGGGCCTGGTGGAAGGCATGAAGGGCCTGTTCAACCCGACCAGCACGATCTCGCGCCAGTTCAAGAACGGCATGATGGGCGAAGGCATCCTCGGCTACGAGGAGATCAACATGTCGCAGTCCATCAAGGTCCACACGACCGGCTCGGCCTCGCGGTCGGACACGCCCATCGTGAAGACCACGCTGACCAACGGCGCGACCAAGCTGACGCTGGACAACTGCACGGACGGCCTCACGCTGGTCCCGGGCGACGTGTTCACCATTGCTGGCGTGTTCGCGGTCAACCCGCAGACCCGCGAGTCCACCGGCTCGCTGCAGCAGTTCGTGGTGCAGAACACGGTCACCTCGGCCTCCACCGAGTTCGTGGACGTCGAGTTCACGCCGGCCGTGTACGCGCCCACGCAGGCTCTGGCCACGGTCAGCAAGCTGCCGGCCGCCAGCGATGTCGTCACCTACCTGGGTGCGGCTTCGACGGGCTACCCGCAGAACCTGGTGTACCACAAGGATGCCATCACCTTCGCCACGGCGGACCTGCTCCTGCCGCAAGGCGTGGACATGGCCTCCCGCAAGGTGCACAACGGGATCTCGATGCGGATCGTGCGCCAGTACGACATCAACAACGACCGGATGCCCTGCCGGATTGACGTCCTGTACGGGTACAGCGTCATCCGCCCGCAGATGGGCGTGCGGATCTGGGGGTGATGCCATGTCCTTCACCAAGCCCATTGGTGTTGCGTTCACGGACCAGGATCTTGACGATGCCACGCTGGGGGCCTCCCCCAGCGCCGGCGGCAAGGTCGGGTTCTACGGCACCACGCCTGTCACGCAGCGTTCCAACGCAGCACAAGCAACGTCCGCCGTTGGCACTGCCAGCAGCGCGGACGTGACGACTGCCCTCAAGGCCGCCGTCATCGAGATCATGAACACGCTGCAGGCTATTGGTCTGTGGAAGGGTGGCGCTTAAGCGCCAGAAAGGAACATCATGTCCAACGCAAACTTTGAAGCGCCCAAGATTGGCGACGGCCAGCAGATGGGCGACGGCAACGTCGAGGAAACCCTCAACGTCGGCCGCAGCGGCCAGCCCGTGCAGATGCAACCCACTGCCACCGGCAAGGTCGGGTTCTACGGCACGACGCCGATCACGCAGCGCACCGCTGCCGTGGCTACCTCAGCAGTCGGCACCGCGTCGTCTGCTGATGTCACCACAACGCTGAAGGCTGCCGTGATCGACATCATGAACACGCTGGCCGCTCTCGGCCTGGCCAAGGCTGCGTGATCAAGGTGCTTCATGCGGGATGCGGCCGAGAGCCGCTTCCCGAGTGGATACAGGGTCAGGAGACTCGTCTGGACATTGATCCAGGCGTCTCTCCTGACTTTGTTGCTCCCATGACCGACATGGGGGACATTGGCCAATACCACATCGCATACTGCTCGCATGTGCTGGAACACATGCCGCCGCACGAAATCGTGCAAGCGTTGAACGAACTGCACCGCGTGCTGATGCCGGGTGGGTTTCTCATCGCCGTGGTGCCGGATCTGGAGGGCATCAAGCCCGACAACACCGTCGTCTACGAGTCGCCAGCAGGCCCGGTTACGGGGCTGGACATGTACTACGGCATGGCCAGACTGGTGCAGAGCAATCCGTACATGGCGCACAAGTACGGGTTCGTTCGCAAAACGCTGATCGATTTTGTTGAGCACGCCGGGTTTGAGGTTCGCCATGCCGGCCCGTCCATCAACCACCAGCTCATGATCACCGCACAAAGGCCCGTGACGCAATGAAAGTCGTCTTGTGTGTGCCCACCCTTACCCGCCCGCATTCGGCGCTTCTAGAGGCCATAGAGGCCGCCGTACCGGCACTGGATGCGGCGGGCATCACGCACCAGATGGTGATGGAAGTCGGCAACCCCTACATCAGCCAAGCGCGCAACGTCATGCTGCGCAAGGCGCTGGATGCGGGCGCGGATCAGGTCATCTTCCTTGACCACGATGTGTCGTTCCCGCCGGAAGCGTTGCTGAAGCTCATCCAGACAGAGGGCGACGTGGTTGCCGGAACGTACCGCTTCAAGCGGGACGAAGAAGACTACATGGGCTGCCTGTTCACCGACGCGGGCGGGCATCCCATCGTGCGCCTGGCAGACGGCGCTATCCACGCAGAGTGGGTGCCTGCCGGGTTTTTGCGCGTGACCGAGGCGGCAGTCGAGAAGTTCATGCGCGCGTACCCGCACCTCATGTACGGCAAGGCGCACAAGCCGCACGTTGACCTGTTCAACCACGGCGCGCACAAAGGCATCTGGTACGGCGAGGATTACTCTTTCAGTCGCAATTGGAACGACTGCGGCGGGTCTATCTGGCTGATCCCCGACGCGGACATCACGCACCATAGCGCCGACAAAGCGTATCCCGGCAACTATCACATGTACCTGCGACGCAGGCCCGGAGGCGACCTGTGCCCATCATCTACCTAAGACACGAAATTCACGGCACCAAGATCGCCACGATGGATCTGGAGGCCGAACATGACGAACAAAACGGGTGGGAGAGGTATACTCCGGGGCAAGATACGCCACCTGTTGCCGTCAATGATCTGATCGTGCGCAGGCGGCGACGGGAGTCTGCCGATGTCCACCACAGCCGGTGACCAGATCAACGCAGCACTGCGGCTGATCGGCCAGCTTGCCGAGGGCGAAACGCCCTCCGCCGCCACCTCGCAGGACGCGCTGGCGGCTCTGAACCAGATGCTCGACTCATGGAGCACTGAGCGCCTGGCCGTGTACTCCACGCAGGATCAGGTGTTCACCTGGCCCGCAAACGACGCCATCCGCACACTGGGGCCGACCGGAAATTTTGTCGGCACGCGGCCGGTGCAACTGGACACCTCGTCGTACTTCCGCGACACCGAAAGCGGCGTGTCGTTCGGGGTGTACTTCATCAACCAGGACCAGTACAACAACATCGCGCTGAAGACGGTGACGTCCACCTACCCGCAGATGATGTGGGTGAACAACACGCACCCCGACATCACCATGGCGCTGTACCCGGTGCCTACCAAGCCGCTGGAATGGCACTTGGTCAGCGTGCAGGAACTGGCGCAGCCCGCGCTGCTGAACACCACGCTCGCGTTTCCCCCGGGCTACTTGCGGTGCTTCAAGTACAACCTTGCGTGCGAAATTGCTGCCGAGTTCGGCGTTGAGGCCCCGCCCACGGTGCAGCGCATCGCCATGACCTCAAAGCGCAACCTCAAGCGCATCAACAACCCCGATGACCTGTTGGCCATGCCGTACAACATCATGGGTCGGCGCAATCAACGGTTCAATATCTTCACGGGGAATTACTGATGGCAAACGTAAAGATCTCGGAACTGCCGGTTGCCGCCAGCGTTGACGGCGCGTCGTCGTTTCCCGTCGTGGAAGGCGGCGTGACGAAGCAGGTCACGTTCACCGGCATGCTGGCCTCGCCGTCGTTGTTTGCATCTGGCATGGCGACGTTTTTTGCCACGCCGTCGTCAGCAAACCTGCGGGCTGCGCTGACGGATGAGACTGGCACTGGTGCTGCGGTGTTTGCGGATTCGCCGACGTTGGTTGGTCCGACTGTAAGCAGTGGAAACGTCACGTTTAGCGGAACTGCGCAGCGGATCACGGGCGATTTTAGCAACGCGACGCTTACAAGCCGCGTGGCGTTTCAGACAAGTACGACGAACGGCGCAACAAGCGTTTCTGTGTTGCCCAATGGTTCGTCAACAGAAGCCAACGTTGCGGTTTTTGCAAACAGCGGCCCGACGAATTCTGCGGCTGCCGTGTTGGCAATGACCTCAACAGATGCGCGAGTACTCAGCGCAATAACGGGCTCCGGGACTTACGTTCCTTTGACTTTGCACACCGGAGGCGCAGAGCGCGTTCGTGTGGATACGTCGGGGAATGTGCTTGTTGGAACTACCAATACAAACGTAGATACCTCAGACGGAATCCGCTTTCTCCCGACCGGTTCCGCAGGCGCTTCATTTGTGTCTTTTACCAACGGCGGTAACGGGGGGACAAACCTATCTCTTGTCAACTCAAACGGCAGCACAACGTCTTGGAACGCTATTATTTTTCAGTTTAATACTAGTGCCGTTGGGTCTATTTCCTGCACCCCAACAACCACCGCTTACAACCAATCGTCAGACCGTCGTCTAAAAACTGCCGTTGCCCCCGCTGCCGATGCCGGAGCGCTTCTTGACGCTGTTCAAGTAGTTGAGTTTGATTGGAAAGTTGGCGGGCATGTTCGCTACGGCGTCATTGCTCAAGACCTGCATCTTATAGCGCCGGAAGTGGTCACCCCTGGCGACAGCAACGAAGAAGTAGCGCGCCCTTGGGGCGTGGACTACTCTAAACTCGTGCCGATGCTTATCAAAGAGGTGCAGTCTCTCCGCGCCCGCGTTGCAGCACTGGAAGCATGAAAACCCCTATCCTCGGAGCCGCCTACGTTGCCCGCAGCGTCAATGCTGCGGCGAACAGGTGCGTCAATCTGTTCCCCGAGGTGGTACCCGAGGGCGGCAAAGAGCCCGCGTTCCTGCAGCGATGCCCGGGGCTGGAACTGGTGGCCATCGTTGGCGCGGGCCCCATCCGTGGCATGTGGAAATTCGGCGACTTCCTGTACGTCGCCTCTGGCGGCAAGCTGTACCGCGTGGACGGCAACTACGCCATCACGGAACTGGGGCTGATCAACGGCAGCGGTCCGGTGAGCATGGCCGACAACGGCGTGCAACTGTTCGTGGCGTGCAACCCCGATGCGTTCATCTACAACGCCAACACGGGCGTGTTCTCGCAGGTCACCGACCCCGACTTCCCGGGCGCGGTGAGCGTGGGGTATCTGGACAGCTACTTCGTGTTTAACGAGCCCAATAGCCAGCGCGTGTGGGTGACGGCGCTGCTGGACGGTCTGTCGGTGGACCCGCTGGACTTTGCCAGCGCCGAGGGTAACCCCGACAACATCGTGTCGCTGATGGTTGACCACCGCGAGGTCTGGCTGTTTGGCAACAACACCATCGAGGTTTGGTACAACGCCGGGGCGGCAGATTTTCCGCTGGAGCGCATCCAAGGCGCGTTTATGGAAACCGGTTGCCTTGCGCCGTACAGCGTGGCCAAGCTGGACAACAGCGTTTTCTGGCTTGGTTCTGACGCTCGCGGCAACGGCATCGTGTACCGCAATCAGGGCTACAACGGCCGGCGCATCAGCACGCACGCTGTGGAGTGGCAGATCCAGCAGTACGCGGTGCTGAACGATGCCATCGGCTACTCGTACCAGCAGGACGGGCACTCGTTCTACGTGCTGGTGTTTCCGACGGCGCAGGCTACGTGGGTGTTTGACGTCTCCACCGGCCTGTGGCATGAACGGGCGTACTGGGACGGCGTGCAGTACCTCCGGCACCGCAGCAACTGCCAGGCCAATTTCAACGGCCAAGTGCTAGTGGGCGACTGGGAGACGGGGTTCATCTACGCTTTCAGCCAGGACACGTACAACGACAACGGCCAAGCTCAGCGTTGGCTGCGGTCGTGGCGTGCGCTGCCGACGGGGCAGAACACGCTGAAACGCACGGCGCACCACACGTTGCAACTGGACTGCGAGTCTGGCGTCGGCGCCGGCACGGTGAGCACGTTCTTCCTACTGACCGAGAACAGCGTCAACCTGACCACTGAGTCTGGCTTGCAACTGGTGACGTCGCTGGTGTCGCTGACAGACGGCGCCAACCCACAGGTCATGCTGCGCTGGTCCGACGACGGCGGCCACACTTGGAGCAATGAGCACTGGGCCAGCATGGGTCGCGTAGGCGAGTACGGCAAGCGCGTGATCTGGCGGCGGCTCGGCATGACCACCAAGCTGCGGGATCGCGTGTACGAGATCAGCGGCAGTGATCCGGTGAAGATTGCCATCATGGGCGCTGAACTGACGGCGACCCCGACGAGCGCCTAAGATGCAAACGCTGCCCCGCGTCCCTGCCAGCCGCGATCCACTGGTGGACCGCGAGGCGCTGACCACTCGCGCGTGGTTCCGGTTCTTCTCTCTGCTGCAGGAGAGTATTGGCCAGGCCAGCAGAGAGACGTTCACGCTGGTGCAGAACTCCACGGGCGCGACGCTGCCCAAGGGTACTGTGGTGGGCTTTGCCGGCGTCGGCGCGGCCAACCTGCTGTCTGTGGCGGCGTACTTGGCTGACGGCTCCACGCCTTCGCTGTACATCCTCGGTGTGCTGGACGAAACCATCCCCGACAGCGGCTCTACGGGCCTGTGTAGCGTCTGGGGGCCGGTAACGGGCATCGACACCAGCGCGTTCAACGTGGGCGACATCCTGTACGCTAGCCCAGCGGTGGCGGGCGGGTTTACCAACGTCAAGCCCACGGCGCCTGACAACGTGATCCCGGTGGCGGCGGTGCTGATCAAAAGCGCCACTGACGGCGTGATTTTCGTGCGGCCGACAATTGAGCAGCAGAAGTATTACGGCGAGTTCACTAAGACCACGGATCAGACTCCCGCTTCGACGAACACGGCCTACGCGCTGACGTTCGACAACACCGAGATTGCTGAGGGCATCAGCATCGGCTCGCCTGCGTCGCGGATTGTGGTGGTGCAATCGGGCCTGTACCAGTTTGACGCCACCGTTCAGATCAGCAGCAGCAGCAGCAGCGCCAAGACGGTTTGGCTGTGGTTCCGCAAAAACGGAACAGATGTCGCTAACTCTGCTAGGCTGGTGACGATCAACATCAACAACGGGTACACCGCTGTGTCCATGAGCGAGTTTTTCTCGCTGGCGGCAAACGACCGCATCGAGATCATGTTCGCCGCAGACAATACGGCCATCACGGTGGATAATGTCGCAGCCACTGCGTTTGCCCCAGCAGCCCCTGCCGTCGTGCTGGCGGTGAGCCAGATTCAACAGTGAGAGCATCATGAGCGTTTCGCTTTCCCCATACGCTGGCGCCGGGGCGCAGTTCTTCGACAACAACGGCAACCCGTTGGCCGGTGGTAAAATTTTTACTTATGCCGCCGGCACGACGACGCCGCTAGCAACCTACACGGATTACACGGGCAACACGGCTAATCCCGTGTATCCGGTGGGCATCGTGCTGGACAGCGCCGGCCGAACGCCCGCGCAGATCTGGCTGACGGAAGGATCGTCGTACAAATTCGTGCTGGAAACGGCTCTTGGCGTCACGATCAAGACCGACGACAACATCTTTGCGTCGTTTGAGCTGGCGGTGGCGGTTGGCGTGCCGGTTGGTAAAGGTGGCGGCGGAGGCAACGAGAACATTGCCGTGGGCGACACGGCGCTGGACAGCAACACCACGGGGTCGAACAACACCGCAGTGGGCTACAACGCCCTGACGGCCAACACGGACGGCTTCCAGAACACCGCCGTCGGCTCGCAGGCTCTGGATGCCAACACCAGCGGCGATTACAACACCGCCGTGGGCTACGATTCGCTGTCGGCGGCTACGACTGCGAACTACAACACTGGCGCGGGATACCGAGCGTTGAACGCGGCAACGACGGGCGCAGGAAACACGGCGCTGGGCAGCGATGCGCTGTTGCTGGTGTCCACGGGAGCGGACAACGTGGCGGTGGGCTACGCGGCGCTGGACGCCTACACCGGCAGCGATGCCGTGGCCGTAGGCCGCTCGGCGCTGGGGGCAAATACCAGCGGCACCGGCAACACTGCGGTGGGCAAAGATGCGGCTCTGCTGGTGGTCACGGGCGCGTATAACGTTGCCATCGGGTGGACTGCGCTGGATGCGGCTACCACCAGCAACAACACGGCGGTGGGCGCGTCGGCACTGGGGGCGCTGACCTCTGGCGCAAACAACGTGGCTCTGGGCTTTCAAGCCGGCGACTCGCTCACAACCGGCAGCAACAACACGGTGATTGGCTACGACGCCGATGTGTCGGCAGTCGGTGTCAGCAACGAAATCACGCTGGGCAATAGCAGCGTGACGTCGTTTCGCATACCAGGTCTGACGCTGACGTTCAGCGTCAAGTACTTCAACCACGGCACGCTGACCGTGGGTACACTGCCAACAGCGGCTACTGCTGGGGTTGGCGCGCGGGCTTTTGTCACCGATGCCAGCGCGACGACGTTCCACTCGGTTGTGGCTGCCGGCGGGGCAAACAAAGTCCCCGTGTACAGCGACGGCACCGACTGGCGGATTGGGTGAGGTGAATCATGGCACAGCAATGGCTTTCCGCGAGTGACCCGTTTTTCTCGCAGTACCCCGGCACCTACGACGAGAGCGGCTATGTTGCGGGGCCGTATGACTCGCAGGTTGCGGGGCTGCAGAGCCCGCAGAACTGGGAGGCGGTTGCGCCGCAGCTCGGGTGGACAGGGCCGCTTAGGGCGCAGTACATCGGACCTGACGGCAACGTCATGGAGGACTACTCGCCCGAGTTCCTGAACTGGATTCAGTCAAAGCGGGCCGAGGGCTACGATTTCGTCACCGATGCCAGCCAGATCAACAAGGACAGGCAGACCATTGGTTTCCGCTTGCCCACTGGCGAAGTAACGAACCAACGAACCGCCAAAGTCGGCGGCTTTGGCGATTTCTTCAAAGAGTTTGTTCTGCCGGCCGTGGGCGCTTACTTTGGCGCAGGGGCACTTGGCAACGCGCTGGCGCCTGTGACAAATGCGCTGACGGGAGTTGGTGGCGCAGGATCTATTGCCGCAGGTGGTGCGCTGGAGGGACTCGGCGCTGTCAGCGGCAACATCGTCGGCGCTTCTGGTGTGCCGATCATGCCGGCGGTGACTGGAGGCACCGGGGCTCTGACTGCTGTCGATCTGACCAACCTGCCCACCAACGTGCTGGCCGGTGGCGGAGATGCAACGGGGGCTGCTGGCGGCGATGTGCTGACTGGCGGAACCACTGCGCCGTCCGCCAATTATGGAACTGCCGCAACTGAGGTGCGCGGATTCGACCCAACCGTGGGCCAAGGCTATTCCGCAACCGGGTCAACTCCCGCCCTCACCGGCATTGACCTGCTGGACAGGGCGATCAACTTCGTCACCACCCCTGCCGGCGCGGCCATCGTCACCGGCGCGGGCAACATCGTGGGCGGCATAGCTGCGGGCAGTGCGGCCAAGGACGCGGCGCAGACGCAGGCGGCATCGGCAGACAAAGCCCTCGAGCTGCGGCGAGACATCTACAACAAGTTCATGGAGATGAACAAGCCTTATTACGAGGCTGGTGTCAATGCTCTGGGGCAGATCACGCGCGGCGAAGTGACTGCTGAGCCTGGCTACGGCTTCCGCTTGGGTGAGGGCATGAAAGCGCTGGAGCGTCTGCAGGCTTCGCGGGGCAACCTGCTGAGTGGCGGGGCGATGAAAGCAGGCCAGCGGTTTGCGCAGGATCTGGCGTCCGAGGAATACGGCAAGTCGTTCAACCGACTGGCCAATATCGCCGGCATCGGGCAGACCGCCGCATCGGAGGCGGGCACCGCAGGCCAGAACTACGCCGGCCAAGCTGGCGAACTCGGCATGCAGGGCGCGAACGCGCTGGTTTCGGGGCGCATCGGGCGTACCTCGGCGTACACTGGGGGCGCGCAAGGGGCAATTAATGCGCTGCAGGGGTATCAGGCCCAACAGCGGCAAGACCAGCTTTTGAACCGAATGCTTGACATCTACGGACGCACTGGAGGCTGACATGCCGCTCGACACCAGACTCCCGCTGCTGGCCGGCCAGTTCAAGCCGATCACCTACCAGGCGCCGTCGCAGGCCAACATGCTTGCTGAGGTGGCGCAGGCTGCCAGTGCTATGCAGGGGCTGCAGCGGAATGCGATGGCGATGCGCCAAGAGCGGGAAAAGGAGCAGCGCGTCGGCAGCCTGAGCCAGATGCTGTCGCAACTGGCGGCATCGGGAGAGACGCCCGCCAGCCTTCGCCAGATGGGCCAGGCTTTGGTGTCGTCGCAGATGCCCGAGTTCATGACCAAGGGTATGACGCTGATTCAGCGTGCGGGTGAGCTTGAGCAGGCGCTGCGGCAGCAGGAGCGCGACGAAGCGTCAATGGCGCGCATTTTGGGGGAAGAAACATCTTCCGGCGTCAGTGTTCCTGCGGCACCTGCTGGTGGTGTTGCTCCTGCGGCATCGGTTGCACCATCTGCTGCGCCTGCAGTTGCGCAGAACGCGATGGCGCCATCTGCGCCAGCCGCAAACGCGATGTTGCCAGAACTGCGACAGTCAGACATGATTCAAGGTGGCGCGGCAGGAACTGCGACTACCTCTGCTGTTGGCAGAGGCGTGGGCGCGCCTATGCTGACTCAATTTATGCCACCGATGCCGCCGCGCACGGAATATGATGAGGCGACGGCAAGAATAGATGCCATGCGTCGCAGCATCTCACTGCAGATAACAAGGGCGCAAGACCCAGGACTTACAGAGCAGGAAAGACTGCAGGCAAGAGAAATTGCAACTCTGCAATCTACGGAACTGCAAAAGGCACAACAAACGATTGGCAACTATCTTGCCAACATGGGTGAGGCCGACTTGCCTGGCGGACTGATTGAGCCCGCTCAAGTTCCCGTTCGGCTGCAAATGCCGCCAGAACTAGCTCCCGCCGCCGCACCGCAACCAGAGCCGGCGCCCGTTGTCACGCCTCGCGCCTCTGCCGCCGCTGGCACGCAAGTTGCCGGCCCGATGGTTGCCGGCGCGGCGCCAGATGCAAACCAAACCGAGATCAACCGTTTGGAAGCGCGGAGAGAGCGTGTTCGCACGGGGGACTTGAGCGCCGCCCGAAAGAAAGACGAAATCGCAGAGATTGACAGGAAGCTGGGGATTTTGCGAGAGCAGAGCAAGCCTACCGAGCTTCTGCGCAACTATCAGGCGGCAGTTGCGCAGGGCTACAGGGGAACTATTGAGGACTTTAGAAAGTCTGGCGCAACATCGGTGCAGGTTTCTACTGGGCCGCAAGAAAAAGCCTTTGAGTCCGCCCTTGGGAAGGGTCAGGCGGACAAGGTTCTCGCCGACAAAGCGGTCGCCGATGACGCAGTTTCTATCATAGAAACAGCCCGACGCGGCAGAGAGCTTTTGTCTGGCCCGATCATCACTGGCTTTGGTGCGGAATTCCTGGCCGCCGCAGGCTCTGCGCTGAATCAGGCCGGCTTTTCATTTGCCGCAGATTCTGTTGCAAACACGCAAGCGTTTGCGGCGAACATGGCGCAGAACGTCGCCAAGATCATCAAGCAGTTCGGCGCCGGCACTGGCCTGTCTAACGCGGACAGAGAGTACGCGGAAAAAATGGCCGGCGGCAAAGTGTCTCTTGACAAAGCTGCTTTGCTTAAAATTCTTGAAATCAACGAGCGCGCCGCAAAGAATGTTATCAACCGCCACAATAAAAACGTGGAGGGCATAAAAACCAACATTCCGTTGCGGGTTGAGCTTCCGTCCGAAATTGCAGCGCCTTCGGGTACTGCGGCGCCGGCGGGGCGTCCCGCTGGTGTTGGAGCCGACTGGACGCTGAAGCAAGACGCCAAAGGCAGTCGAGCGTGGGTCAGTCCTGATGGCAAGAGTTTTGTGGAGGTCAAGTAATGGCGTTCGACCTTTCCACGGCCAAGCCGGTTGAGCAAGAGCAGCCTGCGGGGTTTGACCTTACAACCGCCCGGTCTGCGTCAGAGATTCCGGGGCCACGCCGCACGTGGGCTCAGACTGCAAGTGAGGCGGTGCGCAACATCCCCGGGAGCGCACAAAGGTTCGCGTCCAATCTGTACCAAGCCGTCACCAGCCCAGTAGAAACGGCCAAGGGCCTTGGCATGGCTGCTGCTGGCGGTATTGCAAAAGTCGAACAAGCCGTGCTGCCAGAGTCTGTTACGGCCTTTGTTCGCTCGCTGTCTGCGCGGCCCGAGCTTTACGACCAAGCCGTTAAGACTGCTGATGCTGTCGGGGGTTTTTACAAAGAACGCTACGGCAGCGTTGATCAACTGAAACAAACGCTGGCGATAGACCCAGTTGGCGCGGCTGCAGATTTGTCAACGTTGCTTTCCGGCGGCGCAATGGCGGTCGGCGGCATTGCCCCCAAGACTGCTGGCGTGCTGAATGCTGCAGCCAAGATCACCGACCCGATTACAACCGGCGCGGTCAAAGTGGCGGGCGCCGGTATGCGCGGCGCCGCAACGGTGGCAGGCAACGTTATTGACGCGGCACGTGGCGAGCGGCCAGCAGTTCGTGCTGGCGAAATTGTGCGCCAAGCGGTTACAGACCAAGGCCGCCGGCCGTCTAACGTGGCAGTGTTACGCGGTGATCTGCGGCAGGCTGCGCCGGGGCTTACTGGCGCTGAGGCTGCGGCAAACATTGAGGCTCCGCAGTTGCAGGCAATGGCCGACATTGTGAGCCAGCAGCGTGCCCCAGGTGTTGCCGGCGTTGTGCAGCAGGCACAAGAGGCAGGCCGACGCAACCTGCTGCAGTCCGTCACGCCCGATCTGCAAACCGCAGAATCAGCGCGCACCGCTGCCGCGGGCCCGCTGTATGACGTTGCGCGCACTCAGGTTGTGCCGCTGACACCATCTTTGGAAAGCATCATCAATCGCGTGCCGCCCAAAGTGCTGCGGCAGGCGGCTCAGCTTGCAAAAATGGAGGGGCAGCCGTTTGTTATGCCATCTAGCGGCATCATCGGCCCCAGCGGAACGCCTGCACCGGCGCAGATCAGCGGCAACACGCTGCATTACATCAAGCTCGGTATTGATGATGCGCTGGGCGGCGTTGGCGACAAAGCCATCTCTGACACCATGCGCAGGTCGCTTGCGGGCCTAAAAACCCAATTTCTCAGCGAAGTCGAGAATGTTATTCCCGCATACGGCCAAGCTCGGCAAGAATTTGCGAGGCTTTCTCCGCCAGTAAATCAGTCCAAAGTTCTGACTGAAATGCAGAACGTGCTTGCTCAGCCGCTTGGCGTTGGCGAGCGTGCTCCTGCGTTCATGAACGTGCTTGGCCGTGGCGAAGGCGCCATGCTCAAGCGATCCACTGGTTTCCCTCGCTACGAAACTCTTGCGGATGTTCTGACGCCTCAGCAGATGGAGGCCGTCCAATCGGTTTCGGGCGAGCTGAAACGCGGCGCGTCTATGGCTGACCAAGTGACTCGCGGCCGTCAGGCGTTGGATCAGATCATTCAGGCCAACACCTACGGCTTCCGGCTGCCGGGCCTGTTCAGCGCCAAAATTCAGTTGGCAAACGACACTTTGGCGCTTCTGCAAGGCAGGCTGAACGTCAAAGTATTTGACGAGCTTGAGAAGGGCTTTCAGTCGGCGCAAAGCCTTGACGCCCTGATTGGCAAGGTGCCGGCGAAAGACCGCGTTGAGGTGCTGCGGGCATTGGGCGAGGCTAGCGAAAAGCTTAGCACGGCGAAACCGCGTCTCGGTGCGCAGTTCCAAGCAACCCAGCAGAACGAAATGCTTGGCGCCGAAAACCGCAACAACCTTGCCCCATGACCCCCCGCCCAGCCCGCCACATCATCGCCTGGTTCCTGCGCCGCTTCGGCTTCGCAGGCGTGGCGCTGGCGCCGTGGGGGATTTACATCCTGCCGGAACATCTGGCAAACCAGCGTCTGACTAGGCACGAAATCGCCCACTGGCGGCAATACCAGCGCATGGGCCTTCTGCGATACTACGTCACGTACCTATGGGGCTTGGTGCGCCACGGATACCGCAACCATCCAATGGAACTTGAAGCCCGCGCGGCCGAACATCAGCCATGAGCCTGACGATGCAACAGAAAGCCGACATCGCCGCCGAAGCCGCTAAGGCTTCGCCTCCAGTTGCCGTCGTGGGCGCCACCGTAGCGGGGATGCCGATCAATGACCTGGTGCTGTGGGTGACGCTGATCTACCTGGTGCTGCAGATCGGCTTCCTGCTGTATCGCTGGGGCAAGATGCACTTCCAGCGCGCGCCGGATACTGAATGAAAGCCCGCATCGTCATCGGCGCCCTGACGCTCTCAGCGTCTGCTTTGGTCGGTATTGCCGTCCATGAGGGCTACCGTGGCGAGGCGTATACCCCAGTCAAGGGCGATGTGCCGACCATCGGCTTTGGCACGACTGCCGGCGTGAAACCCGGCGACCGCATCGAGCCCGTGCAGGCTCTGGTGCGCAAGCTCGCCGACGTGCAGCGCTTCGAGGGTGCGCTCCAGCAGTGTGTGCGGGTGCCGCTGCATCAGCACGAATACGACGCTTTCCTGAGCCTAGCGTACAACATCGGCCCGGGCGCGTTCTGCGGCTCGACGCTGGTGCGCCGTCTGAACGCGGGCGATTACGCTGGCGCCTGCGCCGAGATCCTGCGCTGGGATCGCTTCCGTGGTGAGCCTTTGCGCGGTCTGACGCTGCGCCGGCAGGCTGAGAACCGGCAGTGCTTGGGCCTATGATCTACCGCCCCGTCGCCTACGCTCTGGGTGCTGCCTGCATCGGCCTGGTGGTGCTATCGGGCATGTTGCTGTGGGAGTTGCGCGGCGCCGAGATCACACTGGCCCGAGAACGCGCAGAACGGGCTCAGGAGCGCGAGAAACTGGTGGCCGAGGCTCTGGCAGCCAGCGAAGCCGCGCGAGCCTTGGAGGCCCGCTGGCGAGCCCAGCACACGGAGGTGCAGACCGATGCCCAGAACCGAATCCGCACTGCGGCCGCTGACGCCGCCCGTGCTCGCAGTGCTGCTGACAGCCTGCAGCGCCGCGCCGAAGTCATCGCCGCCCAGTGCGCCAATCCCCAGCGCGACGGCGCCGGCCCTGCCCCCGGAGGCGCGGCAGCCCAAGACCCCGGAGTTGTGCTTGCCAACCTGCTCCGAGGGGTTGCGCAAGCGGCTGGAGAGCTTGCTGCCGTAGCCGACGCTCGCGGCGCTGCCGGCACCGCCTGCGAGCGGGCCTACGACGCTATCTCAGCACCAGGTCGGCCACCAGCACAGTAGCGACGATTGCCGTCAGGGCGAGCCAGGCTTAGAACCCTTCGGGGAACGTATCCGGATCTTCGGCTCCAAGCTCTGTGCAGGCTTCCGCCGGGTAGAGAGGCCCGAACTCACCACGCGCTCAACGGTGCTGAATCTGTGCAGGTAGCCGCACTCGTAGCGGCGGCGCACGGTGTTGTACATAGCATTGCTGCGCGTTTCCAGCCTGATGGCCCAGGTGCTGCAGATGGGGCATTTCATGGGGTGCGGGCGCGGATGGCGGCCTCAAGATCAACCGGGCCACCGTAAAAAGCCACAAGGTCTATGCACTCAAGCGCAAACTCCTTGCGCACGGCGGCGGCAAAGCGTTCAATGGGCTCGACCCAGCCGCCATGTCGGCACAAGGTATCGGAATCTGCGTCAATTCCAGCCTCCCGCGCCATGCGGATGATGTCTTCTTGGGTCATTCCATGTTCCTCCCAATCTCAGCCGCAGCCCTGACGATGGCGCGGCGGGTGGCCTCTAAATCGTCTTCGCTTTTGTCTAGAGATAGCTGGCCCGAGACATCCCGGACAGCCCCAATCATCACGGTTAGGTCCAACTTCACCGCCAGCCGCAGCGCATCGCCGTCGTCGGTCAAAGGGTGCCAGAAGACGGGAACAGGATATTCTGACCCTGCGGTCTTACCATGCCAGCAAAGTCGATGATGAACATGGCTCCAGTAAAGGTCGTAGCGCCCACGCTCTACTCTATTTGGCTCAAACCCTACGCGCAGTCCCGCCGCCTTCGCAGCGAGTTCCAGCATCTCTCTGTCGGTCATGTCCTTGCCCTTTCCGGCCACGATGCGGGCCGTTCGGTCCATTCGATTTCGTCTTGAAACTGAGATTTCACCGTGGCATCTCTTGCCGCTGTTTGCGCAGAATAGCGGGCAACACAACCACAACTCCACCACTTACCGTTCCACCAGCGGAAGATGCTTGGATCACGACAAATACTCGCCGGCCACCAGCCGATGCTAGGCGGCGGGCCTTTGTGCCATGTGGTCATGTTTTCTCTCCTTCCGCTTTGGCGATGGCGGCGCGGGCCGCTTGCAGCGGAACATTGGTTTCGTGGCCCCAAGGCTCTGCGTAGTAGTAAATCGGGTAGACCTTGCGGAACTCTTTTTCCAAGTTCTTCAACGCCTCCAGCAGTTCGGCGCTCTCCGCGTGCAACCGGCGCAGTTCGGCTGCGGCCTCGTCGTGATGTGTTTTGCTTGCGGGGTCTGCCTCAATGACATCAGCAAGAAATAGGGCTTTGGGTTGGCTCATTGGTTCTTCTCCTTCAGCTTGGCCTCGATGTCGCGGGCGAACTCAAGCATTTCCGCGTGGCTGCTTGGTGTGGTGTTGTACAGCGGAAGAATCTCCTCCTCACTCAACGAGCGCCACTCGCGGCGGGGCAAGGGCACAAACCGTCCACCAGCTATTGCTGCCGAATGCTCCGCGTGGCACTCCAGCGAGTGCGACCGGCCATCAATAGCCCCGCAGTTCATGCCTTTACAGGGCGGGGTCGTCACCGGCTCCTGCTCCTCCTGCGCCAGCGCTTTGCAGAGGGCGGTGATGGCGTCCATAACCTGCAATCGCTGTTTTTCAGCGGAACCAACGTCGTAATGCGTTGCCTCCAACGACTCCAGCGCCTGCTGGGCGGCTTCACGTAGTGTGGTCATGCGTTTCCTTCCTTGGTCTTCGTCATGGCGTTGGCAAAGCGGTCCACGCTGCGGCGTGCCTGCTCGCTCATGCCGTCGATGAACCCCTGCTCATATTCGGTCCCGGGGTACATGAGGGCGGTGCGGAACCGCTCGGCGTAGTATTGAAAGTGGCCGCACCCACCGCAGTCGTAGTCGGACACGAACTCTTGGACGGCTTGTCTTAGGGTGGTCATGCTTTCACCTCGTAGTCCTTGAACACAACGCCCTTGCTGGCATTACCAACTTTGCAGGCTTTGACCCAAGCCTTTTTGCCGCCTTTACAAATGCGCCAATGACCGCGCCTGTCGTGCAATCTTGGTGATGCGTGGGTGCCGCCTTGCGGCTCGCCCTTGGGTTTTTTGGGCGCAATCTCAACGGTGTGCCAATCAAACAACGCCAATGGCTTTCCCTTGGCGGCCCGAGCGGCATTCAGAAGGGACTTTTTGGGCGTCGGAAAATATGCCGTCTGCGTCACAGCGTTTAGGCTTTGTACAAAACGACTGACGAGCGCGATGACTGGCAGGTAATGCGCCCGAGAAGGAGACTCCATGCCTTCTCCTCCGTAGATGCGTATCCCTTCGTCGGTGTTTATGTAAGAGAACGGCTTAATAATTGCGGGAAATTTGCCGGTGTCATACCTGCCGGTTACGCTTACATGGTTGTCACCAGTAATCAGCGCCACGCAAAACTTACTTCCGTCCACATCAACCCCGCAAAACGCGGTGCGCGGATATGGCATAGCAAATAATTCATCATCAAGCCTTGCCTCCACAAGTTCTGGAATGTTTCCTACATCAAACCAAGTCCACCGTTCAGCATCATTAGTGACTTTTACAAACTCAGTGATAAGGGGCGTCACTTGATCACCCCCAGCGGCGCAAACACCAGCACCAGCGCCAGCAGGCCCACCACTGCGCCCAGGATGTACGGCCACCACGGCTCCTGCGGCGGCAGCTTGACGCCCAGTTCATCGAGGTCCACGCACGGCTCTGCAGCTTGCGGGTAGCGACCCTGCTGGTCGCAACCCAGCGGGATGCGCGGCTCGTATCGCATGGGTTCGTGCGCTTCAGGGTGCAGCACGCGGCGGATTTCGTCTTCGGTGGTCATTCCTTTTCTCCTTTCAAATACCGCTGCAGCCGATCAATCCGCGAGCGGTGGTAAGCGCACATCGCGTCCGCGTATTCCGCAGCGGACTCTGCGGCCAGCAACTGCCGGCGGGCCTCGTCCAGCTCACGCGCCGCCAGAACCTCGGGCGACGCGGGGCGGAACATTCCCGTCAGTGATTGGCGCCACCAGTTCATGCGCCCTCCTTCGCCCGGCGCTCGTAGGCCAAGATATCGCTCATCCGATACCTGATGCGCGGTCGATCGCCGTCACCGAGGCGCAGGTAAGACGGCCCGCTGTTATTGACCCGCCACTGACTGAGCGTGTGCAGGCTCAGGCCCCAGCGGATGGCAAGCTGTGCGGGTGTGATCAGGTGCTGATCGGGGGGTTGGCTGGCGGCGCTCACAACGCACCCCCTTCCGCCTCGGGCGCAGGCGCCTGCTCGGCGCGGATCTCCTCCGCGCGGCGCTTGGCTGCGGCAATGATGCGGTCACGGTCAGCGCCTTTCGGGACGCGGCGCATGTCGGCGCGGAGCATCTCGAGCCCCTCCAGCGTGCTGGCAAGCTCAATTGACTCCAGCAATTCGTCAACGTCAATCAGACCCTCTGGGGGCTCAGGCGGTGCGGGCGGTGCGGGCGGCGCGACCTCGTCCACAGTGCCCATGTCACGCATGCGGACGGGTTCGCGGGGTTCCATGTCGCCGACTTCCTCGGGGGTGTAGGTGCCGACCAAAACGCCCGGAAACACGGTGCGGATGCCCTCAGAGATGCAGCGCGAGCGCAGCATCTGGCGCGGGTAGGACTTCCACGTTGGGTTGCGCGTCAGGCCGGCGGCGCTTGCCATCTCCAGCGTCCAAGTGACCTCGACATTGCCGCCTTGCGGGTGCGTGAACGTGCCGACAACGCGCTGATCGGCGTATTCATGCCAGCGAACGCTGCCGCCTGCGGCTTGGAAGCGGGCCAGCATGGCGTCGGCGCGCAGGGCGGGGCGGCCGTTGATGACGTGGTAGTCGCGGGCGGCGATGGCGGGGTGCAGACCCTCGGCCTGGGCGATCAGCATCAGGGCCATCGCTTGGTCGGGCGTCTTGACGCCGAACAGGCCGGACTTGGCGACCGCAAGCGCCATGCGCTCAATTTGGTCTACGGGGACAAGTGCTGTCATGGTGTTCTTTCCGGGGCGGCGTACCGCCCCTGTAGGTTAGTCGCTCAGGCCCGCGGCTTCACCCGCCGGCAGTTCCTGCTCCGGAATTCCCGCGGTTTCCACGGGCGTGCCTGCAACCATCAGGCTGATGATGTCAACGGTTTCCACGGGCGTGCCGGCGGCCATTAGGCTGATGATGTCGTCCTGATTGGCCGGCGTCACGAGGAACGTGGGCGTGACATGGCGCAGCGCGTCGGCCGAGGTGTAGGCCCGCACCAGCCGCTCGTTGGCGTGCATGTCCGTCACGACGAAGACCTTCATCTTGCGCGTGTAGGGTCGCTTCTGCTTTTCCTGAGTCATTTTCTGCTTTCCGCGAGACGCCGCAGCGCCTCGACTTGGGTGCCGACCTCGGCAAGGAATTCCGTGACCCTGCGCTCGAGGTCGGCAACATACGCCGGGTCACGGTTGATGCGCTGGACGTGCAGTTGCAGTTCAGCAGGCATGCGGGGGTCGAAGGAAACGAAATCGCACCACTGCCGGCCAGTGATCCACATCTGGCCCTGCACCTGCGGAATGTGCTCTGCCGGCATGCCGTTCAGCAGCGTCTCAATATGCACGGCGGTGTTCCACGGGCACTTGATCTCGACCAGGCCGTCCCAGTCCACTAGGCCGTCAGGCGAGCAGCCTGCCATCAGGGTGTCATGGGCGACGAAGCCGGTTTCCTCGACGCTGATGCCGGTGACGCGCTCGTAGGCTGCACGCGCCGCAGGCTCCTGCTCTGTGCCCCAGGTCATGGCGGCGTTCTGAAAGCGCTGGATCGGCTGCTGCGTCAGGCGCTCCACGACAAGCTCCGTCAGGTAGTCGCGCTGCGCCTGCGCTGGGGCGCCGGATTTCAGCGCGGCGATGGCGTCACGGAACCGGCTGGCCGTGGCCTTGCCGATGCGGGCGGCGTACCAGTCTTCGGTGCGCTGGGTGGCGGTTTCGAGGATCATCCAAACCTCCTCAGAAATCGTCGTAGAACTCAGGCTCAGGGTCGCCTTGCTGCGAAGCGCACAACTGATCCTCAAGCCGCCGCAGCCGGTCGGCGCTGTCCCGCAGAAACCGCGACTGCAGTTCGTAGCGCGCCGCCTCGGACTGCGCACGGGTGCCGGCCAACAGGCAAGCCAGCAGCGTGTCCACGCAGACGGAATCCATGTCCTCCTCGCGCACGTTGAGCGTCGAGAACGCCGCACCCTCGCGAGCGCGGCTCACTTCGGCAAGCCACTCCTGCCAGTCTGCCGAACAGGCCAGCAAATGGTCGCGCGCTTCCTGTTTGTACGGGTGGTCGCCCTCAAAACCGGCAGAATGCGTGGGCCAGGTGGCCACGTCGCCAGGGCCGGGAATCGCAGAGTAATTCATCGCCATCGCTCCTTTTGTTTGCGGGATGCGCCGCAACGCAAGGGCATCATACAAGACAGTCGCGGAGCGTCAAGCAGCATCGTATACCCGCGTGGAATAGTCGGGATATGGACGCGTCGGGCGGTGCGGGCCTATGATCGCGGCCCATGGACCTGACACCACGCCAGCAAGAGACGCTTGCCGCCGTCGAGCGGCTGCAGCCCGTCAACAGACGCACCATCGCTCGCGCCCTGCATGTGCGTGAGGAGACGGCCTCGCAATACCTTGACGCACTGCGTCGCGCCGGCTTGATCCGGCCGAGCAGAGTAGGGCGTCATTCGTCGTGGGTGCTGGCCGAGCCGCGCAACACGGCGGCGGACGTTGCAATAGCTCAGGCCGCTAGCGTGTGGGAATATGCTCGACGTTTAGAGGTTGCGCCATGACGATTGAATGGAACCCCGGCCCGCCGCCGGCTGTGGGCTGGTATCGGGCCAGCGTGGCCCGTAAGGGACAGTTTCTCCGCTGGTGGGACGGCGCGAAGTGGTCGCGCCCTGCGACCCCGTGGTTTGACCGCGACGAGGCCGCCCAAGTGGCCGCGATGGCGGCGCCAGCAACCGTGCAGCGGCGCATTTGGTGGTCTTGGATGGAGGAAAAGAAATGACCTCAGACTGGGAAGTTGCCCCAGCAGGCACGCTCGCCCTGCTGGACAAGTGCCGGCACGTCAGCCTGACGGACGACGAAATCGGCCGTCTGTGGTTCAAGGCCGCGCTGCCTGGCGTGACGGAAACGCAGGCACGGTTTCTGATCCGTGCTGCGGAGGCGCAGCTGCGAACGAAGATGGTTCCGTGGAGGCCAGTCGAATGAAACTGAGCGACGAAAAACTGGCGGTTCTGGCTTTCGTGCAGGCGCATCAGCCGGTGCTGCGTGAGCAAGTGGCGGCGCATCTGGGCTGCAAGCAGGATACTGCGGCGCAGCATCTGAGGAAGCTGCGCGTGCAGGGCAGGCTGCAGAAACGCCGCATCAATGAGCACATCTGGGTGTGGGTGATTGCCGGTGCTCCGCCGCCGCCGAATTTGGCCGTCAAACCGCTGGTGCAGCACAAGCTGAAGGCGCATGAGCAAGTGGCGAGTGTCTGGGATTACGCGGCGAGGTGCGCAGCATGACCGAACGTGGCCGCCGAACCCTGCGCGAGCAGATGCTCCGCAACCAGCAGACAGAGTCGCTGTACGCCGCGCTCAGCGGCAAGCCGGCGCGAGAACTGCCGATACCTCCGGAGCCGAAGAAGCGGGCCCCAGCGAAGCCCGGCACGGAGCCGAGCGAGGCCGACATCCTGCGGGCGATCATGGCGCTGCTAAAGCGCCACCCTCGCGTGGCGCAGTGCTGGCGACAGAACAGCGGCACCTTTGCGGAGCGCAACAGGGACGGCTCGACGCGGTATATCCGGGCCAACACGCAGAAAGGCATGAGCGACATCATGGGCGTTCTGAAAGACGGGCGGACGCTGGCCATCGAGGTCAAGTCGCGCGTCGGCAAGATGCGCCCCGGACAGGATGAGTTCCTGCAGACCATCCGGCAGGCCGGGGGCGTGGCGGGCGTTTGCCGCAGTGTGGACGATGCGCAGCGGCTGCTGGGGGATGCATGAACCGCATTGAAATAGGTGACTGCCGCGACACCATGCGGCGCTGGGTGCAGCAGGGCGTGAAAGCGCAGATGTGCGTGACATCGCCGCCGTACTTCGGCCTGCGGGACTACGGGCACCCGGGCCAGATTGGCCTGGAGCAGACGCCCGAGCAGTACATCGCCGCGATGGTCGAAGTGTTCCGGTGCGTGCGCGACGTGCTGGCCGACGATGGGACGCTGTGGCTGAACATTGGGGACAGCTACGGCGCAGCAAACAATAGAAACGATGCCCGCAGACAGGTTAACGGCGGCGAAGACACTGATCGAGACAAAACCTTGGGGTTTAACCACGGCACATATCGAAAGATGCCAAGAATTAAACCCAAAGACCTGATCGGCATCCCGTGGATGTTAGCCTTTGCCCTCCGCGCCGACGGCTGGTATCTGCGCCAAGACATCATCTGGCACAAGCCGAACCCGATGCCGGAGTCGGTGCGCGACCGCTGCACAAAGGCGCATGAATACATCTTTTTGCTGTCAAAGTCGGAGCGGTATTACTTTGACCACGAATCAATCAAAGAGCAGGCAAAAGTGAGCAGCGAGGGCATCCGGTTTGGAGGAAGCAAATATGGCGACAGCAATGACCCGAAACACGCCACCAAATCCGGAAATGTCAGCAAGGAATACGAACGCGCCAACAAGCGCAGTGTCTGGACCGTGGCCATCCAGCCCTACAGCGGCGCACACTTCGCCACCTTCCCGCCTGCACTGATCGAGCCGTGCATCCTTGCTGGCAGCAGGCTCGCAGACATCGTGCTCGACCCATTCATGGGCAGCGGAACGACGGCGCAGGTGGCGCAACAACTCGGCAGGCAGTACATCGGGTGCGAACTGAACCCGCAGTACCTGAGCCTGCAATCAGAACGGACAGCGCAGCAGGCATTGCTGCTGGCTTGAGGGACACCGTGAATAAACTCGACTTCACCGCATTGGCCCAGCGCCTGCTGATCAGCGCCGACACCCTCGTTCCCCAGTGGCTCGCAGGCGGTCGCAGGCGGGGCCATGAGTGGGTCTGCGGCGACCTGGCCGGCGGCGAGGGCGACTCCTGCTCCGTCAACCTCCTGAGCGGCCGCTGGGCAGACTTCGCCACCAGCGAGCGCGGTGGGGATCTGATCTCACTCTATGCCGCGATCCATGAACTGAGCATGGCCGAGGCCTACCGCGAACTGAGCGACGACGCGCCCGCCAGCAGCGTGCCTGCCAAGCCGCGCCCAGCGAAACCGCAGCGGCAGGTTATCACGCCGGTCCCCAGCGAGGCCGCAGACTGCGACTGTATCCACCCGATCCACGGCGCGCCGTCAGCGCGCTGGACGTACTTCGACGGCAACGGGGACGTCTTGGGCTACGTGGCCCGCTATGACCCGCCCGGGGAGCGCAAGCAGATCGTGCCTTGGACTTTCTCCGCAGACGGCTGGGGCATGGGCCAGTGGCCGGTGCCGAGGCCGCTGTATCGCCTGCAGGAACTGGAGGCCCGCCCCGAGGATCCGGTGCTGGTGGTCGAGGGCGAGAAAGCCGCAGACGCTGCCGCAGCCCTAGCGGGCTCGCCTTACGTCGCCGTGACCTGGCCCGGGGGCGCGCAGGCTCTCAGCAGAGCGAACTGGCAGACCCTCCGGGGCCGGAAAATCCTCCTGTGGCCCGACGCGGATCAGGCCGGCATCGAGGCTATGCAGCGCCTGGCGGCCATCCTGCAGCCGCTGGCGGCCGAGGTCAAGGTCATCGACCCCAGCGGGCAGCCCGACGCATGGGACTGCGCCGATAGCGGGTGGACGCGGTGGTCCGACGCGCGGGCCTGGATCGCGCCGAGGACGACGCTCTGGAAGCCCGCAGCACCCGAGCCTGCAGCGAAGCCCGAGCCGCAGGCCACAGAGCACGCCGAGGCGCAGGCCGCAGCAGACGAGCGCGACCCGTCTGCGCTTGAGATCGGCGAGTGGCACAAGCGTTTTGCCTACGTCGTGCCCGACGACGGGTATTTCGACATCCAGCAGTGCGTGGAATACACGCGCAACTCGTTCAATGCAATGTACAGGCACGTCCGGTGCCACTCGATTCACGCCAGTGCATCAGGCGGGGCGCGCCGGGTCGAGGCGGCAACGTCATACGATGAAAACCGCGCGGCGATGCGTGGCCGGATGCTGCAGGGTATCACCTACGCGCCTGGGCGCGCGGTCCTGTGCGAGCACGTCGGGCAGGTCTACGGGAACAAGTGGCGTAACGCCCGCCCGGACTGCGTGGGCGGTGACCCCGGCCCGTGGCTGGCTCACGTTGAGCGGCTGATCTCGGACCCGGCAGAGCGGCAGCATTTGCTGGATGCAATGGCATACAAGGTCCAGCATCCCGGCGTCAAAATCAATCATGCGCTGCTCATCGGCGGCGTGCCTGGCGCAGGCAAGGACTCGATGATCGCCCCGCTGTTATACGCGATTGGCGGCGAGACGAAAAGCAATTGCACCAGCGTGGAGGCAGCGGAGCTGCAGCAGGTCTGGGGCTATTTCCTTGAAAACGAGGTAATTATCTTCAATGAACTAAGACAGTCAGAAGCGATTGACCGTCGCGCACTGGAAAACCGGCTGAAACCGATTCTTGCGGCGCCGCCCGAGCTATTGACTGTGCAGCGCAAGGGCCAGCATCCCATATCGGTCGTGAATCAATCGCTGGTCATAGGCATGACCAATTATCGGGACGCCATTGCAATACCATCGGAGGATCGACGCTGGTGGGTGACGTGGACCGATGCGCCACGGATGCGCGAACAGGATTCGCTTGCCCTGTGGAGCTATTTCAAGGCCGGTGGGCTGCAGGCCGGTGCGGCGTATCTGCGCCAGCGTAACGTGAGCCGGTTCAATCCGGCCGCAACACCGCCGTGGACCGACGCCAAAACGATCATGGTCGGCAGCGCGCGCACGGGCGCGGAATCGTGGCTGGTCGAGCGGATCGAAAAGAAAGCGCTGGAATTCCGCCACGGGTTCGCGTGTGGACCGTGGCAGGCGGTCGTTGATCGGCTGCAAGATCATGCGCCGCAGAATGTCAGGCTGAACGTGCCGGCGCTGCTGCACGCGCTATCTGAATGCGGGTGGGTCGACGTTGGTTTAGTGAAAACAAAACGTTATGGCACGCGCCGGCATATCTGGCTTTCACCGGATTGGCGCGGGACGAAAACGGAAGCGCGCGATGCGGCAGAAACCTTGCACACTGCTTCTGTTCACGAACTGCGCCGCGTAGTGCCGGACTAAAAAAATCCCCGGGGAGCGCGACACTCGACCCGGGGAGGAAGCCGGCAAAGTGCCCGGCAGGAGGAGACAACAGCGAAAGCCCGCCGCGAGCGGGCGCCCGATTATAGGTCGAGCAGCAGGGCCAGCGCAAGCGCCAGCAGGAAGGCTAGGGCGGCCCAGATCATAGGCGCCCCCATTGGTCGGCCATGGCGCCAGCTATGCCGGCATAAGTGGCGCTGCGGATCTTCCAGCGATCCGGGCTCGGGCTCAGGCGGTTCTGTCCGCTGTCGGTCTGGTTGCCCCAGCGCTTCCGTCCGTTGACGATGCGCGGCTCGACGATCTGCGTTGGCCGCAATGGCGGCAAATTCTGCAACCACAGGCAGGTTTTCTTCGACGCATCGTGCCCAAATTGCCACGGCTGAATGATCTGCTCAGGCTTGCGAATCCATGTGCTGATCATGCTGACCGGGTTCTCGATGGCAATGCGTGGGATTGGCGCGTCCATCAATATGTGAACAAACATCAACGCGTTGTGGGTCAGTTGCTCATCGCGCAACCCGCGCCGCGTCCAGTGCATGCCGCTGACGCTCAAATACGTGCAAGGCGGATGTGCCACCATCAAATCCCACCCGTCGCCCAGCACGTCGCGCACGTCGCCTTGATAGTGCGGGCCGGGAACGTCTGTCGGCAGCAGATCGCAGGACATCGCATCGTGGCCAACAGCGCGAAACGCGCCGCGCACGGCGCCGGAATACTCGCAGGCTATCAGGACTCGCATCGCTCGCCCTCCGCATCGGGTTCCCACTCCATCGCCACCGCCAGCGGCGCGCCGCGCCAAGAGCCGAATGCGGCCCGCACGCAGGCATCCTCGGCGCGATACCAGGCCTGCATGGCTAAGGCATCCGTCCAAGCCACGTGATAGCCAGATTGCAGCCAGGCGGCGCGCGGGGTAATGCCGGCAGCCGATAGGACTGCGTGGGCGGCGTCAAGGCCCCGGGCTAGTGCCTCGGGGGGTGGGTCGCAATTACGTAACACGAGGGGCATCACTGGCTCCCCGTGGCGGCGCGGATAGCGTCCAGCGCATACGCCAGATCTTCATCTGCAGGCCCGCGACCATCGTCCGGACGCGTCAGGCGCTGCAGGGCAAGGAGCAGCTGGGGGGCGGCGGCGATCAGGCGGGCATTGTCCACCGCCTCCTGTGCGGCGCCGTCTAGATCCATCACGACGGCGATGTGATCATCACCAGCGCGCACAATGCGCGAGACGGTATCGTCCGCAGGGATCGCGCGTCCAAAGGTCCAAGGTCCAGGGGTGTGCATTTTCGTTCTCCTTTAGGCCCGCACGACGATGCGCAGTTCCCCGAGGATCGGGTGTCCGCCGCCACGGCGCGACGCGCGCCCGACGATGGTCGATTGATAGTGCCAGGCGACAATTTTTCCGGTGTGGCGGTCCTGCGCCCAGCCGTCAGTGCGTAGCCCATGGCAACGAGCAGGGCGCCCGAAACGCTGGCGCGCCAAGTAGCGCGCCACGATGGCGGCAGCAGCGTTGGGGCTCTCGGCGCGCACGCGGCGCGGGTAGTCGGTGCAGGAGTACAGGCGCGTCGGCGCCGGGGGCTCGGGGGTCCAGGGTCCGGTGTGCATCTCATCATCTCCTCAAAATAGCGCCGGTTCGTCCGGCAGGGGCGCCGCAGGCGGGCGCACAGGGCGCGCGCCAGGCGGCTGGCAGGGGTAGTCCAGCAGCTGGGGCGGAAAGGGCCACATAGGCCCGCGTAGGGGCTCGGTGGGGGTGTCAGGCGCGGCGGGCTGCATCGATACCCGCCAGATAGGCATGCATGCGATCCAGCAGCTCGCGCGCCGGAATGTGGCCGGTGCTCAGGGGCGACGAAACGTTGCCGCCGTCAGTCACCATGCGATGCAGCGCGAAGCCGCCGTAGGCGCGCGACAGGTGGAAGTTGCCGATCTGCGCACGCTGGCGGCCGTCGGTATCGGGGGCGTAAGGCTGCATCGGGGAGCCAGTTTCGCGGTTCAGGCGGTCAACTGCGGCCTGCAGCTGGACAACAGTAATACGGTTCATCGTCTTCCTCTTTGTCTGCGCCACTGTGGCGCATCCTAGAACCCCGCGCGCGGGGCTCGGTGGATGCGTCAGAGCCCGAGCGCCACCAAGGCGCCCAGGGCGAGGCCGAATGCGACTGCGAACGCCACGCAGGCGAGGGTCAGGGGGGTGTCGTGCATCTTCAGCCCCAGCGAACGATCGCCGATTGATCCCCTGCGTGCACGGGGACGAACGGTCCCAAGTGATAGCGTTCCACGCCGTCTCTCTCAAGGGTCATCCCGTGCGGAGAGCCGTCGACGCGGCGCCCCCAGGTGACGCGCTCGGGCTTCCAGCCCAAGGCCAGCAACTTTTCCCGCAGTGCGGAGCTCATCGTAATCGTCTTCGTGTCCATCGTCGTTCTCCAGGTGAGCCGGCATCGGCCGGCGTGGGTAGTGTCGGGGGACAGGCTTACGCGGGGCTTACGCCCACATCGGCCGACGGTGCGGCTCCAGCGTGGACGCCAGGTACGCATCCACATCGGCGCGGACCTCGGCCAGCGTGCCCCAACGGGTGCGGGCGCCGCCAGTCTGGGAGTTTCCCGTCGGGAACGTCACGCACCAGTCAGAGCCGGCGCGCTGCAGGGCGAAACCTCGATATTCCATGTCTTCTCCTGTCCGCGCAAACCGCGCGCCATAACCCCGACTCGCGGGGTTATAACTCGGGGTCAGTCCAAAAACATCGCAAGCGCGACTATCGACACCAGCACGCCGACACATGCAATCATCATTAAAAATTCCATTTTCTCTCTCCTTCGATTACCGGGCCCGTAGGCCCGTGGTTATTCGTCAGCCGCAGATCACCCAGTCGCGCTGGCTCGTCACGCCCAGCTCGCGCGCCAGGTCTTCAATCTCACGCTTATCGGCCTGCCTCATCGCGGCCCTGTGGGCTGCACTCAGGATCCGAGCAGCCATGTCGGGCATGCGCTGCAGGCATGCCAGGCGGGCCATCCTCGCGTCGCGCTGCTGAGTCTTCGTCATCTCTCTCTCCAGGTTATCGGCGCCGCCCATCGGCGCCACGCACGCATCATCGGCGGCTTTCCTGACGCGAAACTTACAACCCAGCGCAGCGTGGGGTCTTTCGGGGGGTGGAATCGGGGGGCAGCGTTTTCGGGGGGCTTCCCTCTCGGGGGGTTATGGGGGGCTATGGTTTCGACGATAGGTTTGGGACTGTACGTTTACTGGGTGGAATGCGAGGGGCTATGCCCCCCATAGCCCCCCTGCCCCCCGGAATCATGCCGGGCCCTGCGTGGGGCAGGGGGGGGCTATGCTTGCGCTATCGGGGGTCTTAGTCTGACCGTAGCCCCCCATAGCCCCCAACAAAATGGGGGGCAACGGGGGGCTATGCTCGCAGTGCTGCCTACTGCAGTCTGACCGTAGCCCCCCATAGCCCCCGATGGCACGTCTTCAAGTACGGGGGCAACGGGGGGCGCGAAAATAGCCCCCCGTTCCAGCGCTCAAGCGCCCGGCCCGAGCGCCCAGGCGATCGTCAGTGTGCTGATTACCAGCTCGAGGATTGTCAGCGTCGGGATCGTCAGCGTACTGACTAAGCGCGTGCTAACCATCAGCTCGAGGATCGTCAGTGTGCTGATCATCGGGGGGTGGATGATGAGTGTGCGCAGGATTGACGCCCCGGGTAGGGCCTTGGCTTGGAGTGAAATGGTACGGACCCCCCACAGCCATTTTTTTTTGCACACACTTCGGCTATCATGCCGCCATGTTCCGCGACCTACCCGT